GTTTACTTGTCTTGGCCATTAAATCCATTCCTCATTATTACGATTAACAAAATTCTTTTGTCTCCAATCTACTTTTTGATTTGATAACTTATCAATGTTAGTTCTGTATGCTTCCCAAGCAATAGCAAGAGCCATAACAGTATCATCGTTCCTACCCTGAATAGCTTCTGTTTTACCAGAAGAGGTAGATATATAAGTTTTCATTTCAGATAGTATAGTCTTGGAGGGAATCCAAATATCTTCTTCCTCAACCGCATTTTTTAATTGTCCGATTACTCTAGGTTTACTACCATGTGTCATTCTAAACCCAGGCGTTTGTCCTTCTTCAGAGCTTAACTTTGCAGCTTTAGTTTCATAATACATGTTAATGTAATTCATTTGTTTGAGTCTTTGCAGGGTTGCAACACCCATACTGTTTGATTCTACTGCCAACAAAGCATTATTAAAGTATCTACCAAGATAAAACAAATGTTCACCATAGAGTGTGGGATCTACTGTGTTGTCTCTATACATAGCACAAATGTGCCCCTGTGTGTTTAACACAATAGCTGTACTGTAATCTTGTTTAACACCAAGAGCAACATCTGCTCCGATAATATAGTTATCTTTCCAGTCCGGCGGTATCCATATCTCAAGGTTACCCCGTGGGCTGTCATCAAAAGAACCTAAGTCTTCATTATATAGTCTGAGAGCAATTGGTTGTACTGGTAGGAAAGAGTTAATCTTTTCTGGGTTAAACACAGAAGAACCAGATACAAGGAAGGCTTCCTCGGCGTTAGCAGGGTACTCTTGTCTAAACTTGTCTACTCCACCTTCAACGATTTTTAACCGTCTCCAGTAAATTTGTTCATCTGTTAGTTCATATTTTTCTTTGTAATCTTTTTCTTCAAAAGTTAATTCAAACTCTTCTGGCACTTCTCTTTGGTACTCCACAGTTTTAAACCACGGAATAAATATAGCGATGTAATCAGATTCCCCTGCTGCTGCCGCCTGATACAGACGATAGAATTCGCCTGAAGCACCATTAGCTGTGGACTCAATAATTACTTCTGTACCATCGGCCTGAGATATACCTTGAAATAGCCCCGCAAGAATCTTAGCATCGTGCTGCCAGAAGGCAACCTCGGATGCATGTAAGATAGTGGGGGTTGTACCACGACCAGCTTCAGGAGACCCAGCAGTATAAAGTCGATAAGACCCTACTGCATCTTTGTCTGTATACGCTGGTGTTTGAATTGCAATTTCTTTGGCGTTAGTCTTTTCTAACTTGGGTTGTAACCCCTTTTCCATATTCTTAATTAAGTTTTTACTCATTGAAAAGAGAGAATCTGAAGTGGCACTATCATGCGCCATCACAACAGATCTGGTGTGTTGTTGAAAGTAAGTCTTCCAAAACACTCTCCCTGCACAAAAAGTAGAGATACCTTGTTGACGAGCCTTAAGAATAATAGCCCGTACCTTACCTGTTTCTTTTCTTTGTTTTTCTAAAGCTTCATTAATAATAGTCTGAGCTTCATTAAACTCAAACGGAACAAAACCTTTAGTAGCATCTTTAGTAATAATTCTAATTTGATCTGAGGAAAACTTTTCAAAGTTATCAGAGTAATCTTTTAGATTTTTTCTTCTCTTTAACTCTCTTAGGGCTTCCAACTGTGCCCTAGCTTCTTTCTTCTTGTTATCCATAGTGTTTCCTAATAAGGAACTCGGGGCATGGTTTATACCCAGTACCCCGAGCTCTGACGCCTGCCCGGTGTTAAGCTTAAGGTAGCGAAATTCCATCTGCATAAACAACGTAACGAGAGTGGCGTAGCACTTTTAGTTAGTGCCAGACTATTTCTTAGCTAAACATTTACCCATCTTGGTACAGGCTGCTTTTGATTTACAACCAGCACAGGGTTTAAATGCTTTCTTAACTACTTTCTTTTTTTGCATACGCCATTAATTTTTCCTTTTCTTTCCAGAGGGGGTTACTGACCATTTAATTGGCTTAGAACTTGTTTTCTTAGCTGCATCAGATTTAGTTGCTTTTGATGCTACCGCTTTAGGTCTGCAAGCAGGATAGCTTTTTCTTTTATCATCTTTACCAGACCTGCCGCACGGCTTACCTGTCTTAACATCACGCCAATCTTCTTTAAACCATTTTTTAAGCTTAGCGCCTTTAGCCGTTTTACGTACTGCCATATCATTTCCTCTTACTCTTACCGTAATTTTTAGCTCCAACCTTACGGCATTTAGCCATATGTCCTGATCGGTAAGCAGAGTTTTTAGGCATGGCCTTGGCTACTTTCTTATAACAAGCATCTTTCTTTGTTTTAGTTGTAGCCATACTGTTACCTCTTAGATTTAGTTCCTGAACACTTCCATCTTTTACGACTCAGATTAAGGGGGCTATTAGGGTCCTTGGCTGCTTTAGGTGATCTCTTTTTCTGTCCAGCAGATCTGGCACAATAAGCATCCCCTTTTTTACTGCTGGGTTGTACTCTAGCGCTACCATCTTTAGCTTTACCTGCTTGTCCATAACTAACTCTTTTACCTGAAGCAGTTACTTTAACTTTTGCTTTGCCTTTATTCGGTTTTGCTGCCATCCTCTTTCCTCTTTATATAATTCTCTGCCAAACGTTTATCAGAAGTTATTAAGACAATCCTGCCTTCTTTATTATAAATTATATATTTGCCTTTTTTATTTCTTTTTACCATTTTCC